CTATTCCAGCGGCGCGATTAATTCCGGTCCCTGATTTTTAATATTGCCGACGCTTCTCGTGACAGGATGCCAGGCAAAGTCGCCAGCCGGAATGGCGCCATATTTGGCAATATCTTCGGCTTCTTTTCCGCTCGTGCCTTCGCTCATCCATGCCAGCGCTGCGTCGGGGGTGAGAACCAGCGGTCGTCTGTCGTGAATATCAATCAGGCCATGATCCGCGGCCGCCGTAACGATTAAAAAACCCTCGTTTTCATCCCCGCGCTCAAAAGGGGCGCTACCGATGGCGGCGAAAAAGAGAGGTTTACCATCCTGGCGATAGATCAAGTAAGGCTGCTTTTTGTCACCCTCTTTTTTCCATTCAAACCAGCCGTCGGCAAAGACAATCGCGCGACCATGCAGCCATAACGATTTGAACATACGACTTGTTGCGGCGGTTTCGACGCGGGCATTAATCAGCGGTGCTTTATCCCACCAGCCAGGCGCGAAGCCCCAGTGGACAGGATCGAGATGCAATTGGTTTTCCCGCTCGTTTAAAAGCAGTACTTTCGTACCGGGCGCGACGTTATAGCGCCCAATCGGCTCGGGATCGTAGGGGATATCGCGCTCCACTTCCTCAGCTAATTGGCTGAGATACGCTTCTCGCGTTTGTGCCTGGGCAAAACGTCCGCACATGGTGACCTCCTGTGTTTACAGGAAGTATAGGCGTCAAATCGCAGGCATAAAAAACCACGAGAAGATTCATATTTAAATAATAATAATTTGAAGCCAAGTGTTTGTTATTTTACTCATCTAAAGCATAGAGCCAAAAGTATCGCTAAAACGAAAAGTCATCCCTGTTTTGGTATGTGCAGGGCAGGGGAGATCGGTGCTTACAGCGGGTAGTTTTTATCAGCGTTCTGAATGCGGTATTCTCTGGTTTAAGGAATGAGTCCACCTGGTGAAATCGCAGGGAAAAAAATTTTTTGGGATCATCCCATTAAATCCTGACGAGCTCATTACCATCATCGGTTAAAAACTCAATGTCATAAATGAACAAGTTGACCGCCACTTCAAGCAATCGCTTTGCCGCATCCTGATTTTGGGCGGCGGGATATTTACTATAGTAAGTAAGGATCCATTGGGCTCTCTGTGATGGAGACGTTGTTGTTGGTTTTTTCCCTGCGTTCGCCGTTCTATGGCCTTCACGTCTATTTGCTATCGGATATAACAATCTCACCGCACGCTATCCTGTCAGAAATCGTCTGGCGGCTTACACCAGGGTGTTTTACGTAAGCCGCTTTGTTCATCAGCCTAGTTTTCTTCTGTGTCTAATTTCATGGTGTGAGAAATAGCGGGATATTTGCTGTAATGATGAGGGATTCTTTTGCGCAAAAAAATCCCGCCGAAACGGGACAGGGTTCATTTTCAGTATGGCGATGTATCAAGATGTATCCTGACGTTATAACCCACGCTCCTGAAGGTATAGACATTCCCGCGAACGCGGAAATAAATATCGCCGTCTTTCACCTCTGTGCTGGCCTTGTTGTCATCAGTGGTCATAACAGGATCTATACTTTTAACGTGAGTCAGGAAGTCATCAATGCTCTTAGCTGCGTCATAAAAATAGTAGTTGTAGGTATATTTAGAGAGCGAGCTTTTAGATACTTCGGTAATGTATAACGTCAATTTATCGTTAATTTTAACTGTGCTTTTCACCTGCTCGTATACGCAGAAAAAATCACGAAACGGATAAGCCAGAAACCCCAGGAGAAGGAGCACAAATATTACGCCTGTCTTCCTGCTAAAACCCACTGCGCCTTGCATAATCAATACCCGCCTTTGATTTGAGCGTTTGTCCGGTTGCCACTGCTTTCATGAGGTAGGGTGAGGATGAGTCGATTTCTTTCTGAAAAACCAACGGAGCGTGCTGGCGAGTGCCGGTTACTTTTCCGGTAAAGGCATCGGTAGGCAGGCGCAAGTTGTGAGTAAATCCGTTAACTTCGATACTGCCTTCACGATTTTTTACATCAACCGAACCTTTAATATCCGCGCCGCCGTCATCTTTTAGCCATAAATAAACTGGAAAAGCCATGTATATAATATCCATATGGTTATAAAGGGTAATTCCCGAAGAGCCATAATATATACAGGGATAAATCAAACAATTAGGCGTGTGTTACTGACTGTGAATTAATCGGCTGCGTTCACAATTAATTAGGCAAGTTATCGAAGGATTACCCGTTTTGCTACTAACGGTGCAAACTCCACAGAGTCAGCCTTTTGTATGGAACCATTCAGACGGATCAAACTTCGCTCCAGCCGCTTTTTACGTTGTGGTCAGTTGAATAAGATTAATGGTTGCCTGACTTAACGAACTGGCAGCAGAATCACGGGCTACATGTTTATCCACACTCGTGTACGGTGCTTTTCCCCTATCCAGAATGTCCCGACAATATGCCTGGGCCATCAGCAGAGTGATGCCGTCTTTATTTGAGCGTTTGTCGTCGAAATGGATGGGATTGGCAGATAAGCCATCACTCACATTGCTGACAAGCACATCCGGTTGTAAAAGGTCAGTACCGATAGCTACAGACAACAAAAAACCCGCAATCTCAGAGAGAATGCGGGTTTCTGTGGGGTTTCTGTATGTATCCGATACATCCAGAATAATGATTTGGTCGGCACGAGAGGATTTGAACCTCCGACCCCTGACACCCCATGACAACGAGTTAACTACCCCTGAACCCGCACCGCATAAGGCTTTACGTTAGTTTCGTATGGATATACAAACAGTGCATTTTTTGCAAAATCCTCCCTATACACATCAAGGAGTTAACCCCCAATTTCACCATCCCTTAAGAAGCCGTTTTTATCTCGCCGTGCGGCACGCAAACCCAGTCAATATGGTTCTCGGTATAGATCTTCGTGGACTTCGCATCACTGTGTGCCATCCTACCTTGTGGATCTATTCCCTGTTTATTAAACAGGAATGCTGACAATGCCCGGATCTCGTGAAAAGTAGGGCGCTGATCCTCAGGCAGACCTGCACCCACACCAACCTGATCTCGCATCGCTGAAAATGACCGACTCAGATAGTCGGGCGCCACCTGCGTGGGATGACGTACTTCTTTGCTGGTGGGATTACTCCGCTTTAAGGGCAGGCGGTGCACCACATACGGGCTGGCGACATTGTCGCGGCTGCGTTCGATAATGTCCTTTAATACCGGGCCTATAGGTATAGCGACGTGTGACGCCTCTTTGTTCTGTACCTTCTGCCGGTGAATATAAAGCGTGCCGTGGATGTCGCCCTGCGGTTCAGATAACCAGACGCACCCGCAAATCCCTTCGCCAGGTTGCTTTATGGAATAACGGATGCGCGATACTTCAAGGCGTGCATGCGTGGTTTGCATAGCCAGATCCATAGCCGTTTGAAGCCAGAGCGGCGCGGCACGATGAATTTTATTAAAATCATCCAGGGTAAGTCGGCGACGGGCTTTCGAATCGACGCGGCGCATCTTCTTGCGTTCCGCTGGGTTATCCATCATTAGGGATTCATCTACAGCATAACTAAAGAGTTTTTTAAGAAAGCTCACCTTCCTGTTTTGCACGTTAGCCGACGCCTCGCCGTGATATTTTTTGATGTAGGCATTCACATGCTCAAGATCTATATCGCAGGCGTAAATATCTGAGAAAAATTCTTTTACTCGCTCGATATCGTTAAGCCATACCGATTTCGCTTCAGTACCGGGATTCTCATCCCGTATAGCTCTGTCGAGTAAAGCTTTGGCGTGTTCCGCGAACGGCCGGGCCTCACCGTTAATTCCCCCAGATTCTCTTACCAGGCTTTCAATGGAAGGGACATTCTCTGGCCGCATTCGCAGGTTATATTCTCGTGCGATAGCAATCGCTACAGCCCGATCAGTGCCAATGTTTTTTCTTTTACCGGTAATAAGTTGAAACCGGTATTGCCCGGTTTCTTTATCGAAATAGAGGTAGTCTGGAAAATGCCTGTTTTCCCTTTTACGTGGTCTGCCGGCCATGTTAATCCTCTTGAATTAGCCTGCGAACATTCTCGCTGATCATCGAGTCCACGCCCCATTGCTCACCTGAGCACACCCAGACCATTCCGTCCACGATGCGCCCGCGCAGCAGGCCGTTTTCAACCCAGCGTTTAATCGTTCTGTTATCTGGAACCGAACCTGTGACGAACTCACGTTTACCCCAGGCGCTCGCTTTCATTAACTTGGCCACGGTTAATTCTCCACTACACCGGCTGCACCCGGTCACTCTTTAAAGATACAGGTCCCGCAACCATTACGGGCCCAGTCAAAACAAATACCGCATGGATCTACTTTTTTACTTCCCGCGCCTCCTGCTTCTGTTGCGCCGCCTGATTAATCCAAAGGCATTCGGAGCGAACTTTCGTTCCACGTCCGGCACTGATACGCGAGTTTTTTTTCATTTTTGCCCAGCCCGAAAGCATGTCGTTGTACACGTCATGATCGTAACCGCTAATTATCACCATGCCCTTTATGGTTCTGACCACAGCGAGCAATTGCTCATGGCCTTCAACGGTCATTTCGTGGTTGTAATAACGATTACCCTGGACCCGAGTTTCAGGTACATATGGTGGATCTATGTAATGCAGTGTGGTTTCTGCGTCGTGAGCACGCATTACCACCAGCGCGTCTTTGTTCTCGATAATCACTCCCTGCAGGCGATGGCATACTGCCGCCAAATTTTGTGGATAACGCTCCCAAAGATGCGCAGCCGTTGCGTATTTGCGCCTGCTATCACTACGGAAACCTGACTGGCCGCCAATTCCAGCAGCAGAGCCAAATCCCATACAAGCGCGGACCACCATGCGGCGTGCGCGCTCTATTGGGTCTGTCGTTGCTTCACAAGCGGCATAGAACTCATCACGTGAATAAGGAGTAAGTGCACAGGCATCCTGTAGAAGTTGATTTTGGCTTGGGTCACGCAGTACGCGGAACAGATTTACCACCTCACCATCGAGATCGTTATAGACTTCTGCATAACTGCGCGGCTTTTGAAGCAATACCCCAGCCGCGCCGCCGAATGGTTCGACGTAACAGATATGCTCTGGCATTTGCTCTATGATCCATGGAGCCAGGCGGAATTTCCCCCCGTGGTAACGAATTGCTGGGTGTTTGATATCATTCACAGCGCACCTCCATTGCTGTTACCGCGCAGTTGGGCGGCGAAATAACATGCGAACTCACCAGCTCTGCGCGTTGCAGTAATCGCCTGGTTAATCACGGGATTATTGGGTTCGGTTTTCATCATTTCACTATGACGGCGCTGGCAATGTTCAACGAACATCTCCACTCCCTGCGCCCGCACTTCAGCCAGAAATGCGTCGGTGGCTGGGGTTTCAAGTACAGGCGAAATTTTATCTTCTGCATCTGCCCATGAGTTCCAAAGCGCCACTGCGTGCACATAATTAACGGCGCACTCCTTCACCCCCGCATTCTCCACAACCAGCGCTTCACTACGCTTCATCTCCGCATCCAGTGCCTCTGTCAGTTCTGCCATCTTTCTGACGATATCGATGATGACGGTGTTAATGTCGATGCTCGCGGCAAACTCACGACCAGAGTCCACCAGGTGCTTGTTGTTAGTTGTCATACCTGTACCCTGCGTGCTTGCGCTTTAAGTTTCTCTATCGCCATGACAACATCGTCGACGTTCTCTGTGCCGATAGCTTTCTTCATTTCGCTTTCCCAAAGCTTTTCATAAGCAATAGCCGAGTCTCTTTCAGCCATTAAAACCTTCTGCTGTTCAAGCGATTCACTCAGAGCTACACGCGTCACATCAAGCCGGGTAGCCAGCTCGCGCATTAACTGACATGAGGCCAGGGGTAGATAACGAGCTGCCTGGTGCGCCGATGCAATTAATTGTTTTGTCGTCAGGCGCATTTGCGGATCTCCATTAGCTCATTGAACCGGTACATGAAGAGGCCATAAGCCTGACCTGGGCGAAGTGGAATGACAGTAAACAGGTCTGTAGGCGGGATACCCTCAAGCACTGTCCACACGGTACCGTCATCAATATCCAGATCGCGGCGTTCGGTACCGAGCATGACCAAGTCGGCATATTTCACCGTGTCGTGCTGGTGGGCGGGTAATCCGAACTTCGCGCGAATCACGCTATCCACATAAGCTTCAACGCGTTGGTAATCCGGCAGCAACCGTTTAAGCGGCGCCGGTATATCCTGGCAATACGCTTCAGCAGCATCATGCAGCAGTGCTTCAAGGGCGAACCCTGCCGGCACGAGTTGGCTGACAAGCACCGAGTGCTGCGCCACGCTGTAGAACTCCGGCAGGTGACCGGCAAAGCGGCAGATGTGAGAAAGGGCAGTGGCGATATCCTCGATCACGATGTCGTCGTGCTGAATATCGGTATAGTTAATATGTTTCCCGGACAGTGTCTGAATATATGACATTACGTGTTCTCCATTATTACGCGCTGCACCGCGCCTGAATTTTGGTTGCAGCAACCCAACCCATTGAGATGGGGTAGTTGCTGCTGAGTTTTTTACGCTGCTGGTTTTTGGTCTTGCGGATCTTTATACGAGAGGAGTTCGCACAGGCCGTTTACCGCTTTGCTGAACTGGAAAAGATCGCCGCTGGTCTGGTGACGCCATTGATAAGCCCGGTCATCTTCAGGAGTGAAGGTGTGATCCTGGGTATTGATACGGCGGAAGTGGAAATTCTCCGTCAGCAGGAAGTGCACGCCTGCGCCGACGAGCTCCATCTGGTCTACCGTGAAGCCGCTATTAAGGCTCTCGACTACCTCGGCCGCGACAGAATTGTGCTCAGCAGAGTAACGGATGGTTTCCTTTTGCTCTGCGTGTCGCGACAGCTGGATGTAATCCCCAACGGTAAAGCCATCAAAGGCGTCGCCGTTACCGTCCAGGTGATTCTGTAGGCGAGTTGTTAAGCCGTGTTTGATGTCGCTAATGTGGATAGTCTTCGTCTCAATGGAACCGACTACCTTAACCAGCAGGCCGCAGGCCAGCGCCGCGATATTTTTATTGGTGGTGTTGATCACCAGGAGGTTCTCGTCGGAGTTATACAGCGCCAGGATGAGCGAGGACTTAACGAACGCCTTTTTACAGAGCTCGACCTTCACCTGCGCGGCAATCTGCCGGCGCTCGACTTGCTTAATTTTTTCGCCGCGAAGATGCTCGAACGTGGTAACGCGCTCCTGAACCTCGCGAGCCACAACCTGAGCCGGGATAATTTTCTCATCGTTTCGAATAACGATCGCATAGCCACCAGTAAGCGGGGTGACCAGCTCGCCAGTAACCGGGTTAGGAACGTACGAGGCGCGGGCAAATTCGGTCTCGCCGATTTCGCTGTACGGCATTTCCAACAGGTGGCCTTCAACTGCCTCAATACTGGGCAGCGTTGCCCGGTACACTATGGCGCTGCGGAACTTGGGTAATTTCATTGGTTCATCCTCTGCACAAGGGGTTAGTTTCTCCACACAACACAAAAGAGCACCTACGGTTGCAGCCGCCCGGATGGATTGGGGAATGAGCCCGTCATCCGGTGATGCTCTTGTGTGTTGCGTAAAAAAGGGGCGGTACCAGCGACTTCAAGGGATAACTCTGGTACCGCCAAACAACTACACAACTGCCTGGTTTTATGAGGTTGTGGGCCAGACGCTTGTCTTCTGCTTGCCGTCGGCGCGGCTGCAATTCACCACAACGAAAAGAGCACTACCGCTTTTCTGCCATTCCATCCTGGCTTTTGGTACTTCAATGGCTGCGAGATATGTTTTGCATGCCAGCGCTCTTTCCGTTGTGTGCCTGTCTTTTCACCACATCAGGCTCGGTGGTATTCTTCTAAGTCCCTACAACGAAGAAGGAATTTTTATGAGCAGAGAACATTACAAAGCCAGGTGGAACCTTCACCGCGCCATCGCTGATCTCAATTACTCTCTGGAATGTTTTGGTGACTACCTTGCTCAAGAGCACAGTTATCCGTCAGAAATCGAGGGCTTTGAGGCTGTTTATCTTTACCTGTGTAATAAGCACAACTGGACAATTGCTCAGTGTCGGTTGATGGATAAAGAGGATATCCGGTTAGCTCTTTCACAAGAGATGAAAGGGTGGACACTTCCTCCTGAAGCTCGCTTTGGACCTCAAAAGCAAGCTGATTTTGAAGTTGTAATTGAGCGCACTTAGTTGCTGCCATCACTTTCACTGACGTCCAGAACTGCTGTGGCGTCAGTTTTTCTTTCTGCTTCATAAACCCTCCTAAAACACTCACCTACGGTTGTGATACCAGGGCGCTACCCCTGCTTATTTCCTGCCGCTCTGTTTTGGTCTTGGCCGCCAGTAACTGCGGCTCAGCCGATTTACAGGTCTTTGCGTCGGCCGGCGCTGCAGTTCGCTTGAACACATCACAACGGAGAGAGCACTGCGTAACCTGGCACCGATCTGGCCGCCGGGCGGTTTGTACTGGATTCTTCCCCAGCCACTGGCCCGGACAACGAAGCTTCTATGTGCGTTCCAACCAGTGCTCTTTCCTGTTGTGTTCGCGGGGTCTACTTCCCTCCTGTCACGGTTCTTTCCCTGCGTCATCATGTGTTACTTCGGTACATGAAACCCTTTTACCGGGCTTGCACCTGTTCCCCCGTGTTTTTTAAGCCACTCACGGGTTCTCTGGGCTGTGCCGTCTCTTCCGGCTGTCATCCGGGTTGAACTCGCCCGGAACGAGATTGAAGGGTTATAGCCCCTTACGGCATTCACGCCCTATCACGTGTGTCGCGTATGCCACGCCAGCACCTAACGAGTTTTAACGACCTTTACCGTTTGCATCATCTTGTCGCCGCTGTTATCGGTGCGGAACCGCCACTGTCCAGGACATTTACAGGGACCGTCTCCAAGTGGTAACTCTTCCAGTCCCGCTAAGCACCCGGCGCGATGCTTAGCGTGAATGGCTGAATTTACGGTATGTCACCGGAGACTACTTCGTGGGCGTCCTGCCTGTTCGCTGTTGATGGATTTAATGTAGGGTATCTTACATTGAGGTGTCAATATTAAAAGTAGGAAAACTTACATGAAGAGGTAAAAAAAAGCCGCTTTATGCGGCTTCGTTGGAAAGATTAGAGATCAGTCACTACTTGTTTCACAACACCAACTAATCTGCAGTTGCCGTTGACTTCAAGCACTCGATAGTTGGGATTGAGTGGAACGAGATACTTAAGAGGGCCATCAATAACAAACTTTTTTAACGTTGCTTCCGTAGATCCGTCAATCCTTGCTACAACAATTCGTCCGTTTACTTCGTAGGGGCTGCCGTAGTCCGGGTCAACGATGACAAGAGACCCCTCTGGAATACTGGGGGCTCCATTCGGATTAGTCATTGAGTCACCACGAACGCGCAATGCAAAGCCTTCATCAGAGATGCTGGCTGTAGTGAATATCCATTCGTGGACATCATCTTGCGTTACAGACGTTCCAGACTCAGTCCACTCACCAGCTTGCACCCACGACAAGACAGGGATCTGCTTAACTCCAAATTTATCTGTTGGCCGCAAGGCTGGTGCGTCACTTTCTGGATCTCCAGCACCATCAATGAGCCATTGCGGGTTGCATTTTAAAGCAGCGGCAAGCGCCTGAAGGTTTGAACCGCCAGGTGCATAATCACCAGATTCCCATCCAGTTACTGTTACTCGATTAACGCCGACAAGTTTCCCTAAAACAGCCTGAGTTAACTTCAGCTCTTTTCGGCGCGTACGGATGCGATCATTCATTTTCATGTAGGCAATCCTACCATCTTTTGAGGTAGGAGTCCTTGACCTCCATATGTAAGATATCCTACTATCGCAGTGTTCCCAATAACTACATGAGAGGGCTGTATGAACAAAGATGAAGTGCTTTCCTACTTTGGTGGCGTAAGCAATTTGGCAAGGATTTTAGGTATTTCTCACGCATCTGTTTCTGGCTGGGGAAACGTCATTCCTAAAGGTCGCGCTTTTGAAATCCAGACCATAACGAAAGGCGCGTTAAAAGTTGAACCCGCCCTTTACTCCAAGCCTAACGAGACGGCGGCGTAATAGTAACCACAGCAAGAAGGGGTTAACCGTGGGTAAAGAACACTGGAAGATAGAGAAACAAACCGATTCGTATGTCGCGGTAGTAAGAAAGATTATCGCGGCATTTCCGGGCGGGTACAAAGAGGCGGCTGAGGTTCTCGACGTTAGCCAGGACGCGATATTCAATCGGCTGCGCGCTGGTGGAGATCAAATTTTCCCGCTTGAGTGGGCACTGGTACTTCAGCGAGCTGCGGGCGTGACATGTCTTGCTGATTACATCTCGCTTGAGACTGATAACGGTATGCACATTCCTGGTGCGGCTGGCGAAGATGCCAACGAAGAGATCGGGATGAAGCTGGCGGAGCTGGTGGGGCAACTAGGCGACCTGGTTAATGCGTATCGCCAGTACACCGAGGATGACGTGGTGACGCGCACTGAATGGAAAAGCCTTAACGAAATCGCTTATCGCTTTCGCGTAACGCTGATGACCTTCCTGAATTTGATATCCCGCGTTTATTGCGAGCCAGAAAAGAGTGACGCCCGCGAGTGTGCAGCTCCGGGCGCCGTGGCGTGTCGTAATCAGTGGAGA